GATCACTATTAATACTGATACAAACTAATAGCAATATAGCAAATACAATAGTCATAGTAATCCACATCATTTAAATCTCCTCTTGTTTAAATTAATAATAATTCTTTCTTTTATCGAAGTTCTGTTTATTTTAAACTTTTGACTAAACTGTTCTTCAAATTTATCAAGATAAAGATTATAATCGTTTATTTTTCGTCGGTACTCTGAAGTGATAAAACTATCAATATGATTATAAGCTCTATTTTCATTCATTTTATTAATTATATTTTTTAAATAAGATATATCTTTTTGATATTCATTTATAATAGCAATTGTTTCCATAACAAAAGAAGGATTAAAAAAAATCTGATTTGTACTAAATTCATTGTTGAAACTCATCTTAAAATCTTCCATTGCCTTAACTCTATTTGATAAATTAATCATTTGTCTAAATCCAATAACATTTTCATACGCTTTTTTACTTTGCTTATCTAAATTATTAAAGACTTCAATATCAAAAAAATCTAAAAATTCATGCTGTTCTGTTGGAATAATATAAGCTCCAATCATCTTTTTAGCCTTTTTAAAACAATCTAAATATATCGGATATATTTGTTCTAAATTGATTTTTTTACGTTGTAAGTTAGAATCTGTAAAATACCTAAAAATCTCTTTAACTGAATAAAGCACAACACCTCCTGCTAAAGTATATATGCTTCCTATTATTTGCTCGTTCATTTTTATCTACCTCTTTATAATATTTTCTGAAAAGGAATCTATAATTTTATACATACCAAAAATTCCTAATGCATTTATTATCACTCCATCATCAATAATATATATGGATATTAAGAAAGCAAACAGCAAAACGATCAAATCATAAATAAATATTCTCATTATTCACTCACCTCCGCTCGAAAGACGTAAGCACTCGGCTCCTCTACATCATCATTAGCCGTCATCATAATATATACTTGCTCAGTTACATACTTACCTAACTCATACATTGCTAGTAAGAATATTAGTCTTAATATTTGTTTAATCATCATTGTCATCTCCTGTATCAATCAAAAAAAGTACCTGTCTCAACATACTCTTTAACTGTTGTTCATTTAGACTGGCTAACATAGGGCTGTAAAATTCACTATCTTCATCTTTAACAGTTTTAATAAAACAGCCTTCAATCTCAGCTTTTTCTTCTGGCGTTCCATTTTTATACGTCTTAAATACCTCGGTGTGCTTTTCTGGTAATTTCATTTTAGGTGTATTAAACATTATTATCTCCCCTCTTTAATGATTTTATTTCTTTTCGAACAAAGAACCTAATACTTCTTCACTAGGTCTTTCGAATAAGGTCACTTTAGAATTATTAGTGTAGTAAACAATAGGTGTATTTTGTGACTCATATTTCTCTTTCGCTTCTTCTTTACTCTCTGCCTCAACAACTGTAAACCTTTGATTGCTTTTAGCTCGAGTTATGTGTGTATGCTTGCGTCCTGTTGAATCTTTGAATGTTGTGACTAAGTATTGCGTCACTTCCCCAAAACCTCCTTGACTCGATCTAAGATGTCTTTACACGTATCCTTTTCCTGCGTCTGCTGTTCCATCTTGTCTTTCGTGGTTCCTTTTCATTTTCTTTTTGTATGCGTCAATGAGTTGGTCGATAGAGTATAAGTTGTAAGCAATGTTAAGAGGTAATGATAAAGAGTCCTCTTCGCCTAACCCGAAGTAAACAAAATCTTCCATAAAATCTTTCATAATTGACGACGTATTAAAATATACTTTTCCTAAAGTACTAGGGATTAATTTTTCTAATGTCTTTAAACTTACACCTGACTGGTTCGCAATACTTAATCCGAACGCTAACATGTCAGCTAATTCATCTAACTGAACATCTAACGGCTTACCTGGCTTCTTCTTCCAGTTCTTAAACGTTTCCAATGTATTAAACCATTCAAAGAATTCAACTACATATGCAATCTTGCTATCTCGTAAGTTCAGCGTCGGTATTCTATCGTCGAACTCTTTTTGTATTTGTAATAACTCTTGTAACTGATCAATTGTTAATGTGTTAGTCATTTTCCTTGTTCCTCCTCATATTTATAGATAACTTGACCCGTCATAATCCCTACTGCTTCATCAAGTTCAATGCCTTTTTTAACTGAATGTTGAATAGCATTTGTCATTCCCTCAAGTATTTCATCAAACGCTTGCGCTTTCTTATATACGTCCTCAATCTCTTTTAGTAATCCCTCTGTGTCATTGCCGTTATACGCACTAGCACTTATAACGGATTGTTCTATTTGTTCACGGTTATCCATTTGTGTCATCCTCCATAAAATTTTATTGTTTAATTCCATTCCAAATTTAACTTTTTCATCATCCACACTCTCCTTGATGATATATCCCATTTCATCAAAAAACTCATCACTAGGTATCTCATCTTTTTGCGGATAAAACTCAACTAATTTATCAAATGTTTTTGCTTTTTTCTTAACTTCCGCTATATCCTCAATAAGCTCATCTCGTTGCTTCTTGTACTCATCACGTTGTTCTTTATAGAACTGTGACTGGACTCTGAAATGATTTATCGCACTCTGTGCATCAGTAATTGAATCTACTTTTTCTGCTCCGTATTTCTTAAAGTAACTTAACAAATCTTCTTTAGTTAGTTTTGTCATACTACCAACTCCCCATCTTTCCAGATTAACGTCATAGTTTTATCTTCGTTTAGTATATAAAACGCTCTGGAAGTACCGTCTATCAACTCCCTGATTGAATCATTTTCATATAATTGAACACCATCAATATCATTGAGTTCTACTAGACAATCAAACTCAGTATCTTCAGTGACTTCCTCTTCAATTTCTACAGTAAAGATATCCTTGTCTTTTATTAAACCAAAATAAAACCCACGACCATCAGCTGAAAAAATTGCTTCTCTATACTCTTCAAAACAATCTATGCTATCTGGTTGAAACACTTTACTTTTAACTTGTTCAGGATTATCCCATCCCCATTGTATTAACTCAGGTAGTGTCATCTTCTTTTCTTTTTTAATCTTTGCCATCATTTCCATCTCCTCAAAATAAAGTTAGTTGCTTCTGTTCCTCGTATTCCAAACCATGTTGCTTTATATATGTTTCAAGCTCTTCGGCTGTATCAAACGTCTTCTTCACACCTTGCCAACCTGGTACGATATGCCCATGAAAGTAATAAGTGCCATTTGCTACATGGATATGTGCCACTCGTTCGTTATCCTGATACAGATATCTCTTAGATCCAAAGAATTGATTTAGGTATTCTTTGCGTGCGTTATCTGTCATGATCTACTTCTTAACTTTCACGAATATGTCGTTTTCCATCAGGTAGCACGCATAACGTCCTCTTGGATGTTTCTGAGGTACATTAAACAAGTGTGGCTTCTTTCTTCTTAGCTCAGCCTCTCTCTTTCGCTCTCTTTCCAATTTGCGTTCGAGTCTAGCTTGTTCCAGTCTTTCTATTGTTTTCTTTTCTCTGTACTCGCTTAAACGCATGCCTTCTGGTGCGTCCATTGCTTCATGTAGTTCCCAACCGTCTTTCACTCTTTTAGAAACCATTCCAGGTGTTATACCGTGACTTTCAATTAATTCCATTTCAAATTTACTGAACCTATAAGGTTTATCGTGTATCCTTACAATTCTTGCTGTTTTCGCCATTTATTCCACCTCTACATTTACATTTCTAATTTTTAAATTGTCATACTCTAGTATTTCGTCTGGATTGTTATATAAGTAATCTGCCAACACTTCTTTTTCTTCATCCACATCATCAAAATGCTGATATTCAACTTCTGTAGGAATCCTTATATCAATCGTTGCGTTTATATATGCTTGTTGTTGCATTAGATCACTTCATTTCTCTTTTTCTTTTACGTCTGACTTTCACTAAGTCCTCATATACCATCCATTCTTGACCTGTGTATTTAGGCGCTTTACATATCCACGTTAAATTCACATCTCTATACTGATATCTGAATATCTTCGCTTTGATGTTGGCAACTTCGGTCGCCTTGCCTTTAACGTCTATAACTTCAACCAGTTTCCCTTCCTTCCACAAAGAGAAATCGGCTATATACGTAATCGGTCTTTGTTTCCCAAATTTAGGTTGTAGTTCGAATTTCGGTTGTATTTCGATATAATCATAATTAGTGCCATTCATATTACTTTCTAAATATTGGTAATATTCACACTCTACTTTGCTATCAAATACAATTCCTTTATACTCAACTTTCTTAGCGTTGTATTTACTCATCGTCCACCTCTAAATATCAAATATCGTTGCTTGTAACCCTAACTGATGCTCATATAAAAGCCCGTGAGCGCCTTTAAATCGTTTTAGGTCACTATCAGTCATAATTTTCTTTTCGTCGCTGAAATGGGCTCCTGTGAGCGAATAAACTTCATT